TTATTCTTTTACAACAAAGCTGTAATAAAGAAGTTTCTATAGAAGTCGTTAAAACTAAAATAGATACAATGTATGTGGCTAGACCTACCCAAACTAAATATATTACTAAGTTAGTCCCGGTGACTAAGTATTATACAGATACCATTATTAATAATGTAGATACATCACACGTTATTAATGAGTTCTATGCTACTTCAGAGTATATAGATACTATTCGTTTTGATAAGGCAACTGTTGCAATAAAAGAAAGAGTTACCCAAAATATGATTATTGCTAGAATGGCTTCTATTGATATTATGGATCAATTCATTACCAAGACTGTATTTATTGCACCTAAAGTAAAACCAACCTTTGCAGTAGGCTCTTCAGTACTATTTAATAGCAAACAAGTTTCACTATCTGTAGATGGTTTATATATCCCAAAGTATTCTAATACTATGTTCTTTGGAGGATATGATGTAATCCAACAAAAGATTAGAGTTGGGGCATATTTCCGATTGAATCGTAAAGCTGAGTTTGAGCCTGTTCTCTAATCCAAGGAGATATATGCTCTGTTTCCCTTATTAGAGTCGCTATAACAAGCTCTGACCAATAAGAGATACCATAAGCCATATTCTCATCGTAATCGTCTGCTAGGTGCACGAAATGGTACTTCATTACAAACTGAACCATATGTGTGGTTTCATGTATAATATCAGATATGGTAAGATTTGGTTTAAATACTAAATAGCAACAACTTCCTTCTCCTTCTATAAAGGATGCAACCCAAGTAGAATAATCTAAGGTTTCATCGTAGTCCTTATCGTAAAGTTTAACAGCCTCTGTTATATCATTGGTAATCACAATGTTAACCTTTGTTCCAAAAGGGATATATCTATATTCTGCTACTATTGTTGTCATTCCCAAATTTACTTAAAATAACTTTTTCTAATTCGAATGTTTTTTATATTTTTGTTGCATGGGTCTGACTGGAATCGATCGGGCAAGTAAGTATTATAGACAAGGAGTGGCAACAGGCTTTTGTTGCAAACAATTAAATGGCAAACCAGAATTATCGAGTGTAGGTATCGAGGATATCCTTGCTCACGTTGAAGCTAATACTGTAGAATACAAGTTAGCAGCCTAATGTTAAGTTTCTTGGAACTTTAAACCAAGTGGTGGAGTGGTTGTTCTAAGCAACCCCAATAACCTTGTAAAAACTCTATAATATGGATGTGTAACGACACGAGGGTTCGAATCCCTCCAGATCCACTATAAAATAATTTATTTTTTTTATATTTGCACTTTTGCTACATAGATCAAGAACCCCGTTAGGGATGAATGGGTCAGTTTTGTTCGCACAAGAATATTGTTAATCCTTCACCTTCGGGTGTGTGCAAGTCCCTAGCGGGGTTTTTGGATTTGTAGTATAAATTAAATTTGGATATATAAAATATTATTTTGTATATTTGCAGAACTTATTTCCGAAAATAGTCGCATATATCTTCGGGAACGGTTTAAATATATTTTATTATTTATTTACTCCCGACCCTAAAGATGCGACTTTAGGGTTTTTTTTTGCCCCAAGAAATAAGGTTAGCTTTAAGCATAAACCAATTGACTCTATGGGTGTACAAGGTGAGGCTAACGCCATCTGTATATAGCAGTATCTATAACGAACTTTTAAATGTTAAGAAGGGCTGCCAAACATCTTCCCCTTAACAGCCTACATATCCGATTCCTATTTGACGAGTATTAGAGTAAGTATTAGTGTTTAATTCCTTTTCTTTGAGGGGAGGGGAGTTAAACATCTTTTACTTACCACAAACCTCAAACCTTTTTCGGAGTATTAGTTAAATTACTTATCTTTGTCGCATGGCACGTAACACATTAGCAGGTAAATCAACAGGTAAGTCTGAGTCAGCAAAGTATTTTGCTAACAATCCTGAAGCACGTAAAAAAAAGAATGAGTACAATAAAGAGTACCATGCAACACCTGAACGTATTAAATACCGAGATGGTTTGAATAAAGCTAATAGATTAGCAGGAAGTAAAGTTGGTGATGGCAAAGATATGAGTCACACTAAATCTGGAAAGCTAGTTAAAGAAGCACAAGGTTCAAATAGAGCTCGTCAGGGTAAGAATGGTAAATCTACTAAAAAATAACCTTTGACATTTTTTCACTATCTTTGTGAATATTAGTAAAATAATAATTAATGGCTGACACACCGTATCAAGATTTAGGTATGAGTTTACCTAATCCGTATGCTCCTGATGAAATTAAAAGTTCTAAGGATTACATATTTTCGTTTGCAAAGTATATAGAAAGAAAATCTATTGGATTAGACGGACAGGCTTATAACCAAAGGGTAGCTCGTTTTTCTATGAATAGGCTATATGCTTTAGGTTCACAACCTGTAGAACAATACTTACCACGTATAGGTCTTGAGAATAAGCCGTCAGCTTTTGCTAATATCTCATGGAAGATTACTTCTCCTGCACCTAAATTCGTAGAAATTATTACTAATGGTTTTATGAAGCGTGATGAGAAAGTTTCTGCTACTAACCTAGACCCGGTAATTGCTGCTGAAAAGATGCAGAAGAAAGAAAAGTCTAAGTTTATGATGCGTAAAAAAGAAGATATTGCTCAATTAGAAGAAATGAGTGGTCTTCAATTAATGCCTGAACACGTTAGAGAAGCAGAGTCAGATACAGAAATCGATTTATATTTTGATTTAAATAACAAGCAAACTGAAGAGATTGTATTTGAAGAGATCCTTCAATTAATTGTTAATGAGAATAAATACCCAGAACTTAAAAGACGTTTGATTAGAGATACCATTGAATGTGGTGTAGCGGGTACACGTACTTTTATTGACTATAAAGGTAGAGTAACTATTAAAAGGATTAAGCCTGAGAACTTAGTTACATCTTATAGCGAAGAGTCTGACTTTAGTAATATTGTATACGCAGGGGAAGTTATTCCTATGTCGTTACACGATTTACGTTTAGCAGCTGGAAATCAGTTTACAGAAGCAGAATACCAAGACATTGCAAATAAAGTAAGATCAGTATGGGGTAATGGAAATGTGTTTTATAATAACGCATCTGCATACGCTAACAATACATACAGACCATACGATGATTCAAATATCATGGTTTTAAATGGTTATTACATAACTACAAGAAATCAAAAGTTTGAAAAGAAAGAAAATGCTTATGGTGGGTTTACGGTGAATAAAAGAGATGCTTCTTACGAGGCTCCTAAAAACTCTAAGTTCAAGCGTGAGATTATTGAAATGAAAGATAAGGTTGTATATAAGTTTAGTTTAATTTTACAAACTGACTATATGTTCAACTATGGCTTGGAAACTGATATGATTAAATCTAAGGATGATTTATCAGAAGTACAATTGCCGATTACAATCTATATGCCTAATAACTATCAAATGAATAATAAGCCTTTGATAGAGTCAATGATCCCTACAATCGATCAGATGCAAATGATTAGGTACAAGCTACAAATCTTAATCGCAAAGGCTAGACCAGCAGGACTTGCAGTTGCTATTGATGGCTTAGAAGATGTAGACTTAGGTTTAGGTAATTCATTATCACCATTAGAACTGCAAGAAATTTACGATCAAACAGGTAACTACTACTATAGGGCTATTAATGAAGATGGTTCATACAAGCAGTTCAGACCTATTGAAACCTTACCAAATGGTATGGGTAACCAACTACAAGAATTAATTGCTACTTATAACTATTTATTAGGTACATTACGTGATGATACAGGATTAAATGAGGCTTCAGATGGAGCAGCAGTAGATGCTAGAGCTGGTTTTAGAACTACTCAGTTAGCATTAAACGCTTCTAATAACGCAACATCATTTATCTACGATGCATTTGTAGATATTATGAATAGAACATTAAAGAAGTGTGCTATATTAGTTCAAGACATTGTATGTCTTAAAGGTAAGGCTTATGAAGGTTATGCTAAAGTTGTTGGTGGTGATGATTTAAAATTCATTCATCTTAATAAGGATGCTGCTAATATTAACTTTGGAGTTTCTTTAGAAATGTTACCTGACGATGCTAAAAAAGAAGAATTAGCTAGAGCTATTGATATCTCTATTCAAGCAGGTACTATTAAACCTTCTGATAAGTATATGTTAATGTCTATCCCTAATATTAAGGTAGCTTACCAATACTTAAAGGTAACAGAAAACAAGTATCGTAAAGAAAAACAAGAAGACGCACAAAAGAATACCGAATACGCTGTACAGCAACAACAAGGTGCTGCAATGGCTAAGGCTCAAGCTGATGCTCAATTAATTCAATTGAAAGAGCAGTTAAAAGGTCAAACAATGATGGGTCTTGAAGAAATGAAAGGTATAATGGCTCAACAAACTAAGATACTAGAAGAGATTCTTAAATCTAATGGAGCTATGGAACAAAAGATATTAGCAGAGGTTCCTTTAGCTGTTATGCTTAATGCACAACAACAACAAGAGCAAGAAGCTATGGCTCAACAACAAGCTATGATGCAAGAGCAACAAGCAATGGAGCAAGGTATGCAACAAGGTGGTGAAGAGCAGATGATGAGTGAAGAGGAGCAAATGATGATGGAACAACAAGGTGGTGAAAACCCCAAAATGATGCAATAAAAAATATATTGATTTTTTCAGTATTTTTGCAAACAGAATTATAAAGATAAATATATGTCAGAACTTAACGATTTCCCGTTTGAGGCTTTCAACGTAACTGGAACCCAAACAACAGATGCATCAACGGATACATCTTTTTTAAATGAATTTAAAGAGTCAACGGAAGTTGTTCCACATGAAACCGAACAGGTAGAAGGAACACAACCGACAACTGAAACTAATCAAACTCCAACTACTCCTGAACAGGAATTAGTAAATGAAGTGGTTAACAAGAGTGACTATGAAAAAGTTATTGCTGAAAAGGCAGAGCTTGAATCAAAGTTAACTTCTATGAGCCAATCAGATTTGGATGAGAATAGCAAGGTAATATATGACTACATTCGTGAAGGTAAGCTAAAAGAGCTAAATGATTTTTTGTCTGTACAGACTCAAGATTATAGTTCTAAATCTCAAGACCAATTGGTTGCTGAGTTTTTAAAAGCACAAAACCCCGAATGGACAACAGAGGACATCGAGGATGAAATGTCATCAACGTATGGATTAGGTTTAGACGAAGACCTTTTAACCGATCAGGAAAGAAGAGCTTATGGTCGAAAACTGAAAGCAGATGCTAAGGAAGCATTACAGTTCTTTGAATCAAAAAAATCAGAGATTAAGTTACCAAACTTAAACCCGGTAAGTAATGAACCTGTAATTGATCAGGCAGAATTACAAGCACAAGTCGAAGAGGCTAATAGGCAATGGGAAAGTTCGGTATCAGAATCGATGAAGGATTTTAACAAAATTTCAATTGCATTAAGAGAAAACGAACAGTTTGATTTTGCTGTAGGCGAAGATGTGATGAGTCCATTGATTGAAGATATGAAAATGCTTGGCAAAGATGTAAGCGTATTTTTTAAACCATATATAAGTGAGGATGGCAAAGTTAATGCTCGTAAATTAGCAGAAGACATGGCATTCCTTAGAAATAAAGAAGCTATAGTAAGAAGTGCTGTAACGCAACAAGTTGCAAAAGCACAAGATGACTGGCTTAAAGGTATTAAGAATACTCAAATGTCACCCAACCCTTCAGCTCCTGTTATTCAAAAAAACGATGATATTGCAGACTTTATTGCAAATAAACTTTTTTAATAACTTAAATAACAAACAAAATGGCGTTAACTAACCCAAGTGCAATTAATCCTACCGCTGTCGTAGGAGCTGCAAATCAGGGATTATTGTCTACATTAGACTTAATTACCCCTAACTACTACGAGAAATACGTAGACAAATACAAGTGGTGGAATGATTACTACATGATCACAACTACTTTGGCTGGAAAAGAAACTTTCTCTCCTAACCAAGCATTTTCTCATGTAGAGCCTGCAAATAGACGTGCTCCTTACGTATTGGTAGCTTCAGCTTCAACTGAAACTCCAGCAGCGGGTGCAGCAGTTACTATTACAATTGATTCTTCATTTGTATTTGATTCATCATCTCCATTACGTGTTGGTGAGATCGTTGAAATCGCTAATAACACAGCTACTGCTGCTGCTATTGGTGTTCAAGGTCAAATTACAGCTGTTAACTCTGATACAGAGTGTGTAGTTAAACCTTTATTATCTACTCAATCATTCTCTTGTAACGGTGCTGAAACAAATTTATTGTTCAGAGGTCGTGCAGTAGGTGAGGCTTCAGAAGTTGGTGGTTCATTACAACGTCAAGACATTACCGTTAATGGTTTATGTACTGAAGTTCGTGAAGACTACACTACTACTGACAGAGCTTTAGCTGAAAGAGTTTTCCCTGAAAACACAGTAGGTGCTTACTCATACAGAGGTATTCAAACTGCTGATATGCGTTTTATGGATGCTCGTGAGGCTAAACATATGTTTGGTACAGAGTCTAACAACACAGGAGTTTCTCAAACTTCAGCAGGTTTAATTCCTCAAATCATTGATGGTGGTATCGCTGTTACTTACTCTTCATTTGATGCAACTGCTTTGGATAACATCGCAAAAGGATTAGATAAAGAAGTTGGTGCTAATGAGTATCATTGGTTAATGGACACAAATCAATACATTGCTGTTCAAAACTTCATCCAAAACAAATACAATGCTGGTGCTATTAACTACGGATCTTTCAATGGTAGCAAAGAAATTGCTATCGCTCAAGGATTCACGTCATACACTATCCATGGTCGTACATTCCACATGAAGAAATACATGGGATTCAACGCAGGAGCTCAATACGGTGTTGCTTCATCTAAATGGGATGATAACGGAGTATTAATTCCTATGGATTCACAACGTGACGCTGCTAGTGGCGAATCAGTTAATTCATTTGGTTTACGTTACCAATTGTACAATGGTCAAAGATTCTACAAATTTGATACTGGAGGACTTGCAAAAGTACCTACTTCAGGTAAAATGGAATTGACTATTTCACACATTGCTAAAGAAGGCTTACAAGTATTCGGTGTTAACCGTTTTGCTAGAGTTTACAAAGCATAGTGATATCAAAACTAGGGGGGGTGCTAATTGTACCCCCCTTTTTTAATAAAAGAATTATAAATTAAATAACAAGTAAAAATGTCTGAACAAACCCCAAAAAAAGGGAATCCTAACTTCGGTGCGAAGAAAGCCCCTACGAGTAATGTGTATAAAGCACCTACTTCAAAAGAAAAAAATCACGTAATTTTTGAATTGATTGATAGATCTAATGATCCATTAAGACCTTTTAGACCTTTGCATATTGCATCGTCAAAAGATTTTATCTATGACCCTGAAACGGAAACTGAAAGAACCATTAGATATCTATCAGGTTCATCTTCTATTTTTGCTGATGAGCAGAATGTAGACCCTGAGTTTACTAAAGCTGGAGATATTGAGTTCCATAGAGGTCGTTTAATTGTACCTAAAACGCAAGTTTCATTACTAAAGTTTTTACGTGCAACAAATCAAAATGAAGCTAATAAGCAAAGAAATACAAATAAACCGCCTGTATTTAGAGAATTAAATATCGAAAAAGAAGCAGAAGATAACTTTGATGTTATTACTGGTAAACGTAAAGCGGTAGAAGCTGCTTGGTATGATGTAGATAATAACTTAGAGGCAATGTATCACTATGCTCGTGTATTAGGTATTGATACCTCTAAATTAACAGAAAAACAAGTAATTAACAAGTATATCGATAAGGCTGAAAAAAATCCTCAGTTATTCTTGAAGTTCCATAAGTCACCTAGAAACGAATTTAAATACTTCGCTATGACAGCCTTAGATAAGAATGTTGTATCTTCTAGAGATGTAGCAGGTCAAATCGTTTGGTGTGATACAAAGGGATTGATTACTATATTACCAGCTGGTAAAGATGCGTCTGATTACTTAGCAGACTTCTTAATGGCTACAGAAAACCAAAAAACTTTTGAAGAACTAAAAGAGAAAGTTTTGGAATTGTCAAAATAAATACTATTTTTGTGAGTCTTTGTTTAATATCATAGTAATAGTTTTAGTTTTAGTTAAGGAGCTGCCCCTAAAAAAGGTGGCTCTTTTTTTTTGTATCTTTGTCTTATGGCAATAAGTAGTGTTGATTTATATAACTTTGTTAGTGTTTTAGCAAATAAAGCACAAGACGGAGCATTCACTATTCCTGAATATAATATAGCTGCATATGCTGCTAGTGTTCAGTTATGGGAGGAATACATTGGTGAGATACAAAGATACCAATATGGTAATCCTATACCACCTGTGGCTTATGCTAAAACAAATAAGATTGAGGCAGATATGGTTCCTTTTAGGATTCCATTAACAGCAGTTACGGCAGATTCTAGCGGAATTATTGACTTACAGGCATTACCTAATTATGGTTATACTACAGATTTATATAGGTATCAAACAATAAGTGGGCAAGAAGTAGTTTATCCTTCTACTAGAGTAAATGAGCAAAGATTAGCTAAACAATTAAGTTCAAGTATAGCTCAACCGACATTAGAAAATCCATACTATATGGTTAATAATGCTACTATAAAAGTATACCCTGCGTCATCAAATGTTACATATTCAGCATATAAATTAACATATTTAAAAAGACCTGACAATAGGGTAGTTAGATATACTGTATCTGGAGGAAGACCTGTAATTACAGCAGTTGGTATTATACCCGGTGTAAGTTCAGAATTCTTAGAATGGAATCAACAAAACTTTAATGATTTAGCTGTTAGAATATTATCATTCTTAGGTATTAACCTAAAAGATAATGATTTAATGCAATATTCAGAACTTAAACAAAGACAAGGAGTATAATGGCTACAAGAGGAGAATTATCAGAAAGAATACTTAGATTAGCATACAATGGTACGCCACCTAATGATGCTTCAATTGATATTCGTGAAGTTGGTCTTCATGTTAATTCAGCTATTGCTTTTTTAGCAAAAGTAAACTATACAGAAAATTATAAATTTGAAGGTACTTCTTATGTAAACGATCAGTTCGTTTCTACATTCACAGGGAATACAATAGACACAGATCCTACATTAGGTCTTAAATATTGCGTATTACCAGCTGATCCAATTGGATTGCCTAAAAATAGAGGTATTATAGAAATATTAAAACCATTAAATAAATCAGTTACACCTGTAATTATTTTACAAGGTAACAAGAAATCTATTTATAAAAACTTAACACCTATCCCAAATAGAATTGTTGGATGGGAAGAAAATGGTAGAATATACTTTGATGGTGCTACGGCAGATTTGGTTACTGTTGTAATTAGAATGGTAGCATACAGCTCAAATATAATGTCAGATGAGTTAATGATGCCTAAAGATATGGAAGAACAAGTAATTGAAATTGTTCTTAAAAAATTATTGGGAGAAAGAAATATTCCTCAAGATAAAGTTTTAGATGGTGTAGATTCAATTAATCGATAATAATGAGTATAGCAGGAAAATACGTAGACCTTAATTATATAGTAAACTCTGTAATGAATCAGATTGATTCTGACGATAGAGATTATGCTAGATTATACCAAATTGGAGTAACTGGATTAAGGGAGCTATGGTTTGACGTTGCAGGTAATGTTAAAACTGTGCTTCTTGCTAAGAACGCTAATAATACGGTTACATTACCAACAGACTATATTAATTGGTCTAAGGTTGGTATTTTAACTCACGATGGTAAAGTTTATACTTTAGCTTTAAATAAATCAATCACATTATATAACGATACAAATACTAATAGAGTTGTATCTCCCGGAACATTTATTGAAGGAGGATTTACTAGATTAGAATCACCTGACTACCATAACTATTGGACTGAAGGAATGAACTATAATTTATTTGGTTTAGGAGGTTCAGTTGCAGATGTGGCTCAGTTTAATATTGACGAAGAAAATGGTTTAATTGTATTAGGCTCGGAGTTTACTAAGTCTGATGTTATATTAGAATACGTTGTAGATCCGTTAGCTTGTGAGTGTGATACACATAGCATCCATATTTTTTGCCAACAAGCATTAGAAGATTATATCTATTGGAAAGCAGTTTCTAAAAGAAAGGATACTCCTGCTAATGAAAAGATGAGAGCAAGACAAGAATATTATAACCAAAAAAGAGTTGCTCGTAATCGTATGAAGCCATTTAGAATTGGTGATGCTTACGATACATCAAGAAGAAGTGTGTACATGGCTCCTAAATTGTAATAATGAATACAGATAGAAAAAACTTTACTGGTCGATTAAACTCGGATATTGATGAACGCTTGTTTTCTTTAGATAAGTTTAGAGGCGATTACAGCGATGCATACAATTGTTTAATACTAAGTGCCATCGATAGTGGTATAGGTCTTGTGAAAGGATTTAAAGGCACTAC